TTCAAAATCACTTCGAGTAGCCATCCAGACCATTTCTTTGACTGGATTTTGCAAATTTAATTTAAGAGTATAGTTTCCTGTAATCCCGATGAAATCTTGACGAATGACTTGTTCAATCAAATATTCATGTGACACATCTGCAAACCGTTTCCGTTCATCTTCGTCTAAAAATATATAATTTACTTGTAAGCGAGGGTGAAGACCCCATCCACTATAAGGAGTGTTTAGCGCTGAGAAATCTTGTCCGTAGACAAAGGTGTCTGCTGGAATATGAGTAATGAAATTATTGATGGAATGGGCTGGTTTGGTGGCATCTGGTACTATTCTTTGTCCAAATGTCAAACTGCTTTCGTCATTGTCATTGATGGTATAAATGGAGGCAAGCGGTTTCAATTCGATATCGACAACAACCGTGTGATATTGAAGTGCAATTAATGGAAGTGCAAGGCCAGGGTTTTGTGTAAACCAGAAGTTGAGAGGAACGGTAATGGTTCTTCCGGAAATGGAAGGTGGTTTCAGATATGGATTGGAAATATACTGCGATGACGTGAAAAGCTCTGGATCGTTTGAATATTCTGGTGATAATGTTGAGGTCGGATATACACCAGCAGAAGCCGTAGTATTTTCGGGCGTAAACAAATCAGGTATATTTCCAATCATTTGGTCAAAGTTACGCATACTCACGTTACTGAAAAGTTCATGCCAGATTCGAATCCACTCACCGTACAAGTCGTTGATGATTTGACCTCCAATCGATAATCGACATAAATTGATGATGTTCGTACCGATTGAATTGATCCATCGAAACTTGTACCCTGACTTTTCAATGTTTTCAAAAGATACGTTGGGGTTATAACCTGAGTAAATATCGGGAAGATCAAACAAAAAGTACATGTGGGAAGCCAAATCGCCGTTTCGATCGATATTTGTCGAGATGCGAATAGGGTTTAGTTGGCTTAACTCATTTGGACCTGTAAATGTCAATTCAATTAACTCCATAGAAAAGTTTGTGTGACGTCGGAAAACTCCGCGAAAATAAGTAAATTGAGGATTACCGTTTAAATACTGATTCTGGGCACCGTATGCATTTAATTGGATCAAGGCTCCCGTTGGCATAATATGCTGTTGCTTACTTTCTACACTATACAATTTCTTATATCATTTACACCTAAAAAAATGAAATAGAATAATACATACATCTGCATTATTACCAGAATGTACCATCAATAAGAAAGATGCTTTCAATCACATTTGGAATTCAGGGAGCTTCAGGACATCGATCAGTTCTTCCTTTGAAAATTACTGTGAAAAAATGTCAAGAACTTGAAGACAAAGAAACCTTGATGGCATTCTTGAGGACAAAGATGGAAAACAAAGGTCTTCATACAACCTGGACTTGTTTTGGTCCCTTTTCCATCTCCAGTACACAGTTCTATTTACTTGGTTACTTGAAAGGTAAAGAAGCACATAATTCTTGGAAGCTCAAAATTGACGGGACAGAGCACATTGTATACGATGACTTCCTGGTAGCACGTGCAAAGTCGACTTCTTTCAAAATGAGTAATTTAGAATCCTTAGACATGGAAACATGTACATGCATTCTTGATTATGTAAAAGAAAATGAACTCTCAGTTATCAACAGTGCCGAAGAAAATATAGGGGACGAATCCGGTGAAGAAGATGATTCTGTTTTCAATGAAGAAGACGAAATTTCTGTCGAAGAAATCGATGTGGAGGAAGACGAGGAGGAACTTATTGAAGCAGAAGAGGAAGAAGACGAATCCATCGAGTCAGAAGTGGAAGACGATGACGATGAAGAGACTGTTGTCAAAGGTATTGGAAAGTCATCGAAAGCTAGAAGCAAACGAATTGTCCGTGAAAAGAAAATTTCAACCACGTTTTGTTCCAAAGATTTCCATTTTCACGGAAATCGTACATTGAAAATTGAATCCTATGACTATCCCGAAGGGTACATACTTGGCGGGTTCATATGCCATTAATTTTTTTCTTTCTTAGTAAGCTAGCTAGCAATCCACATGATTCTTACTATACTAATCATCATCGTCGTCGTGATATCTATTTATTTATGTCATTACTTCATCGATAGATATGCGAATCAAAAGAAACGTCTCGAATTAGAATCAGATAAGTCATCGAAAGCGACTGTCACGGTGACGAAAACGCCAAGTGAGGAACTTGAGGATTGGGTAAAAACACTTCCGAATGACGATATTGCAGAGGATGAATTGGATAAAGAAACAGTAGTAACACCAAATAAGTCAACTCCTCTAAGTGAAATTGTCAAGAGTGGCAAGATCGGTTATGATGATAATATGATCGAGTGAATCTTAGGAGTATATTTTTTACAGCTTCGTTCATAGAAGGTGCATTTTTCTCCTTGTAACTTAATATCTTTCTCTATCATGCATTTTCATTTTCACGCTGGCTCGACAATGCAGATGACATATAGTAGAGAAACTAGTTTATTGGATAATACAAGAATATCTCGACGTTCAAATAATAATACAAATGCAGCTCGTGAAACCGATGGCGCAACAACACATGCAACAATGCCAGTAGATACGGCACCGCCACCGCCACCTATTCCTCATGATGATGATAATCCTCCACCACTCGTGGAAGCGAATTTTTTGAACAATACAAGTTTCTTGAGTGAAATATTTACTCGGCACATGAACGGCAATAACAACAGCAATCCGTTTTCTATGTCATTTGAAGTTGATCTTCGGCGAGGTGGTGATGAAACACTTGAAAATATTCCCACCGTGAAACAAATCAATGAAGCAACCATTGTTGAAAGTTATCAATCCAGTGAATCTCACCACGAATTGTGTTCTGTTTGTCTCGAGTCTTTCGAAGACCGACAGGTCACTAGGAAAATACTTGAATGTCAACATAATTTTCATATAACATGTATTGATCATTGGTTTGAAAAGAGTGGCGCGTGTCCTGTCTGTCGATTATCCATTATTTCTTCGACCACGACTTAAAGCTTGTTTCACACAATGTTTTCTATTAGAATGATATTTTCTACCGTTAAGACCTTTGTACTCATCCCGATTCTGCGTTTGACAATGTCCCTGTATCGATACTTTCAAAGAGAAGACGATCATAAAGTCATCGCCCCATCTTATGATGAATTTGTTTTCCAAGACGTCGACAATGTCAAGATTGAGGTCCATTCTGAATGCATGATGTCCTTTGAAGAGAAACATCAAATTGAATCAAAATTGTTGGAGTTCGCAGAAACGCTTGCAGTCAAGCGATCCGTGCACAGATTTGAAGTTAATCTATATGATCATTTTATCAAATTGTTAATTGGGAAAGGATTTGTAACAGAACAGATATCTCGTGCGATTAAAAGTATAAAAATCATTCAGAATACAGAAATCATGTCCTTTCTTACTCCTAAAATTCAAGTTTCGGAGCGCGATGAAGCTCCGTCTGAAGTACTTCTCCTTTCTCCAAGTAGCTCTCAATCCATTTGCATTTTGTAAGAGAAATAAAAAAATGATTGTATGTAACAGTTTGAATATAAAGGTAAAAATATTATCGCAATTATAAAAGAAAAGGTGTCAAATCCTTATCAAATGGGAGACAGTCATCTACACTCATCTTGGACAGTTTACTTTCATCATCCTGACGATACCAAATGGGATGACAAAAGTTTCAAGGTATATTCGGTAATAAACACAATCCAAGACTTTTGGTTTTGCTATAGATCCCTTCCACCTGATGGATTTTGTGCTGGTATGTTCTTTATGATGCGCGATGATATCAAACCATTGTGGGAAGATCCTCGAAATCGGGATGGAGGTTGTTGGTCGTACAAAGTGGCTATTCCAGAAGTTTATGACACTTGGATTCAGTTGGGGTCGCGCCTAGTGTCCGAGATTCTCACAGAAAATACACAAGAAATTACCGGAATCGAACTTTCACCCAAGAAGGGAGACTTTTGCATCTTGAAAGTCTGGAAAGGACAATTGTCAGATGGCATGCATCAATCCGATCAGATTCTTACTATTCGTGATGTCCCGCTTTTAGAGGGTGCGCGTACCATCTTTACCGTATTTAGAGCTAAGCAGACAAAGCATTTTGTTTAGTCCCGTCGAAAACTTGGTCGTAAAACTTGTCGTCCTAGTGAAAGATAGTATTTAGTTGACATTATTGTCATCATTTTGTATGTCTATTAAGATAAGCTACACCAGATGTCAGTGCAGAAACAAACGCATCTTGAAAAGATACGACTCATTCGCGAGGTGCTTTGCCTCAATGCAAGTGAACAACTACCTTATACTTCTTCTGAATACTTTCATCGTCATTATGAATCGATAATGGAAATGTATCAGCAATTGACGGAAAGCAATATGTACGTCGAAAAATCAGCTTCACGTCCTTTTGTCATTTATGCAAGCTACTGTGTCGTTGCAGATGGTCTTTCTGAAATCGCCTGGCGTTTTGTAAGACTGTTGCGTGAAAAGGGATTTACGGTATGCAGTTTCCAGTACTATGTCGATAATCCCAAATTTAATATTTCTAGGCTTCGTCTTCTGATACAAAGAGCCAAGCAGTCACCCGTCTTTGTTTACCACGGAACATATGACATGAATCTATACTCTATTCTTGATTTCTTAAAAATTGCAAATATCCCGACTGTTGGCTATCTTACATGGGAAACCACTTTGCTACCCACACCGTTTTTGAAACCGTTTCAACTATTTGACCGGATCATTGTTCCATCCTTTTTCAACAAAGACACGTTTGACAAATCCCTGACAATTAAAAGTTCTGTCGTCTATCACGTCTTCAACCCACCAACTATTGATGATCAAATGATTCTTGACAAGTATGCCTCCGAGACTACTGTTTTCTATACTATCAATAATAGTAATGATACACGTAAAAATTTTTATGACACTGTTATATGGACCATAGAATGGTTGCAATGCCAAAAAGAAAAACGAGGAAGTCAAAAAAGTCAACGAGAATATAGATTTGTTGTAAAGGGTTACCCTGGAGAATGTATGCAAAAAATCATGGCATATGTTTTAGAACGTGGATACCTTAGCTGGGTCACCATTTATGCAGATACATTTACAGAAGAGCAAATAGCCGCGTTGCATACTCAAGGTGGAGTGTTTGTATCCTTGACACATGGTGAAGGGGTTGGCATGAACATCATCGATGCGATTCAAAACGGAAATCTTGTCATTGCACCGAAATTTAGTGGATACGTTGAATATATTGGAAACGAGTACCCCTTCTGGATAAAATGCTCCATACAAGATATTGAATCGGTGACTTATGAACACCCTGACTTATCGCCGACATCTTACTTTAAAAGCCCGCAAAAATGGTCCATGGTGACAAAAAGTAATCTCTTCAACGCACTTGATATTCTCCATCGATCGTTAGATGTCTCTGTCTCGCACCTTTTAGATATCAACATCGTCGCACGACGAAATATACGATATTTGACTGCAAAAGAGCAAGTTATCAGTGACTATATTCGCATTTTACATCAAGTGAGAAAAGCAGCAAAATAATGGCAGGCAAAATATAAAAAATATCAATTATATACAAATACGATAAATGGACTATTCCACGTTTAAATGGACCACAGTTCTTCCCATGGTTACCATCGTTCTTTGGTTGGCAAGAACTATTCCGGTAAACTTTATGATTGCCCTTGTTGTAATTTCTGTATTGCTGTACAAACCGCTAAGTGAAATGTTTTTGCTCCACGCAAGTGACAAAGTGAAACCACCTTCTCAGCAGCAACGATTAAAAGACGCGATTGCAAATATCGCGACAAAGTGGAAAGATCGTGGTGATGTGGTAAATGAAATTTCAGAGCTTGTCAAGGTCTTTTTAATCATTTATTCCAAGATTGAAAAAGGACATCGCGGACTTTCGGACATTCAACTTGCGAAAAATAATATTCTGAATTACAGTTCAGTCCTGGATGTTGCATTTCAAGACCAAAGTTGGAGACAAGAATGGACTGGTATCTTGGATCTTATTGACAGTTTGTTCTATTCGGCTTTGGCATTGACAAAAGAAAGACAGTATCATAATTTCGTGAAATCCGATTTTAAATTGGCAACCCATGCATGGAATTCAGTGCGATAAATTTCTAAAAGGAGTAAGTATACTATGCAGACTGAACAGGAAGAAGGAAAACATAATGCTCCGGAAGCAAAAGACGTCCCCTCGGAACCCACTCATGAGGTAGTAGACCCCGAAGAGACAGAAGTGAAGCAACTCAAGA